GGAGGACGAGCAAGCGCGGCTCGCCGAGCTCCGCGAGCGTCTCCTACAGACAGCCGAGCGTCTGGCGGCCTGGCGGCCCTGAGCTCCTAGGGCAGGGGCGGGAGCGGGCGCCGCGGGAGCCTATCTCGTACTTCCCTGAGGAGCCGCGCTTGGCGCGCCGAGAAATCCCGGATATCCAGCACCACTCGCGCCGCCTGGCCGCCCAAGAGTTCGCCCGCGCCCAAGGCGATCAGGGCGACGCCAGCTGCCCAGAGCCAGGCGATGTCCTGCGACGTCGCGCGAGAGGCGACAAGCGGTACGAGGAAGCCGTAGAGGATGGCGAGGGTGCCAAGCACCATGAGCGCGATCCCGAAGAGTTCGAGCGCTCGGATCCACGCCCGCAGGAACCTGTAGCGCCTCATCGCCGCCCCCGGCGCGCGGCTCTGAGCTCGGCGCGCACGCCGGGATCATGCACGGCGCGGCGGACGGACGTCAAGCGCCTGCGGACGAGCAGGGGCGGCGGACCGTTGCGATCCAGGCGCGTCTGCCGGTAGCGGCCGAGCGCCGCCGACTGCGTTCGGCAGCCCGCCGCCTCCGCCGCCGCCCAGAGGCGTTGGCTAAATGCCTGTCGTGTCTCGCTTGAGATAGGCTTCATCACATCCCCCTTGACAAACGTCGATTTGGTAGCCAATAACTTGGCATCGTGGTGACTCTAACTACATACACACTTACCACAGCCCGTGACCGCGCACGCGCGAAGCGTGCGCTGCGGCGCGCGGGGATCTCTCAGTGGGACGTGGCCCGCCGGGCCCGCGTGAGCGACGGGTTCGTCTGGATGGTCTTGGCGGGCCGTCGCCGCTCGCCGCGCGTCGAGCAGGCGATCGCGGAACTGCTCGCCGAAGCTGGAGAGGCGTCGCGGTGAACCCCTTCACCGACGAGTCCCGCGACGCTCGCCTCAAGCTCGCCGTCCCCGGCCTCTGCGACACCCTCCGTGCGCCCGAGTCTTTGCACCGGCTGGTCATGGAATACAAGCCCGCCGTCCTCTCGGTCGGCGACTTCGCGCTCAAGAGCATGCTCGACGCCGTTCTCCTCGCGCACATCGTGCGCGGGGACTATCGCGCGGTCCAGCGCCTGCTCGGCGCCCTCTTCGGCCCCGTGGTGCCGGACGGGCGCACACAGGTGCCAAACGGCACCGAGGGTGCCGAACGGCACCGGAGATCCGGGATGCAATGAGCAAGCTGAAGCTCAACGCAGCAGGGTCGCAGCGGATCTGCCAGCAACGCGGGCACTGCTGGCATCTCGAAGATGATCCGCAAGCCCAGCCCCCAGAGGCGACTCGTGCGGATCTGTTGCCGCTGCGGTCAGGCCAACCGTGCGGAGTGGATTCGTCGATGACCGCTTGCCCTCGCTGCGGTCGCGCCACGCTCGGGACGTGGTCCGAGGGCGGGCACCGGTGGGCTCTCGGTGGAGGGATTCGTCCATGACGACTGAGACGGCCGAGACCGCGTGCACAAAGTGCGGTGGGGCGCTGCTCTACGTCGACTGCGACCCCTACCCGGGCCTGCTCCTGATCCGGCGCGTCTGCGTCGCGGGCCACTCGTGGATCGAGCGCCACGCGGTGCCCGTGCCGGAGCGACCGCGCCAGCGCCAGTGCGAGGTCTGCGGGGGCGAGCTCCGGCCCTGCGCGGCGCCGGAGACGCGGCGCTGCGCGCGCTGCCAGGGCCTCGCGCGGTGCGGCCGGCGCACCGGCGCCCAGCGCCGTCGCAAGGCCGCGGTGGCCTCATGAAGGCCAAGGTGCTCGCGACCCTCGAAGGGCTCGAGCGCGACGCCTGGCTTGAGCTCCGGCGCCGGGGCCTCGGCTCGTCGGACGCCGCCGCCGTGCTCGGCGTCTCACCGTTCGCCACGCCGCTCCAAGTGTGGGCGGAGAAGGTCGGCGTGGTGGAGCCCGCGCCCGAGAGCGAGGCAATGCGCTGGGGGCGGATCCTCGAGCCGATCGTGGCGGACGAGTACGCCCGCGAAACCGGCCGCGAGCTTGTCAACCCGCAGACGCTCTACCAGCACCCCGACCTGCCGTGGTGTTTGGCAACGCCGGATCGCTTGACGGCCGATGGGCGCCTGGTCGTCGAGATCAAGACCGCATCCGCCTACCGGGCGGAGGAGTGGGCGGAGGAGCCGCCCGTCCACTACCAGGTCCAGTGCCAGCACCTCTTGGCAGTCCTGGGCCTCGATCTCGCCTCGCTCGTCGTCCTCGTCGGGGGCCAGCGGCTCCTTTGGCGCGATCTCGCGCGCAACGACAAATTCATCGCGCTCATGCTCGAGCGCGAGCGCGAGTTCTGGCGCCGGGTCGAGCTCCGCGATCCGCCGCCACCGGGCGCCGAGGACCGCGAGCTTCTCCGGGCGCTCTACCCGCGCGACACGGGCGCGACGATTGAGCTCCCGGCCGAGGCGGCAGAGTGGGACCGGGAGCTCGAGGAGGCCAAGGCGCAGATCCGGCACTGGACGACCGTCCGGGATTCGCTCGAGGCCCGGATCTGCAACGCGATCGGCGAGGCGACCTACGGCGTCCTGCCCGGCGGCGGGCGCTACAGCTGGAAGGTCGTCCGCCAGGAGATCCCCCCGCAGCCCGCCCGCACGCGGGAGTACCGCGTGCTGCGGCGCCTCGAGAGGTGAGCCATGCCTGAGCTCGTCTCGCCCCGGGAACGGCTCGCGACGGTGCGGCAGTTGCTCGAGAAGGCGAAGCCGCAGATCCAGATGGCGCTCCCGCGCCACCTCACGGCCGAGCGGATGTTGAGGATCGTGATGACCTCGATCCAGCGGACGCCGAAGTTGCTCGAGTGCGATCCCGTCAGTCTCGTCGGCGCGACGATCGAGGCCGCGCAGCTCGGCCTCGAGCCGGACGGCGTGCTCGGGCATGCGTACCTGATCCCCTTCTGGAACGGGCGGACCAAGCGCCTCGAGAGCGTGTTCATGCCCGGCTACAAGGGCCTGCTCGCCCTCGCCCGGCGCAGCGGCGAGATCGGGCCGGTCGAGGCGCGCGTCGTGTACGAGCGCGACCACTTCCAGTACGCATTCGGCCTCTCGCCCGTCCTCGAACACGTGCCCGCCGCTGGCGATCGCGGGAACCCGACGCACGTCTACGCGATCGTCAGGCTCAAGGACGGCACGGTGATGTTCGACGTGATGACGGCGGCGGAAGTCGAGCAGCACCGGCAGCGCTATTCCCGCGCGACGGGTGACGACACGCCGTGGGCGACGGCGTGGCCGCAGATGGCGATGAAGACCGTCCTGAAGCGGGTCCTGAAGTTTGCGCCCGCGTCTGTCGAGCTCCAGCGCGCCATCGCGCTCGACGAGCATGTGGAGGCGGGCATCCCGCAGGAGCTCACCGCCGTGGCGACGCTGGGCGTCGAGGCTGCTGCGCCGCCCTCCCGCAGCGCCCTCGACGCGCTGGCGGATCGGCTCGCCACGGAGTCCGCAGAGAAAGGAGGTGACACGGATCGCGCGGATTCGGCGCAGGTCGCGGGGCCTGCGCCGACGGCGGCGGCGGCGGACGCCTCGCCCGCGGGGACAGATCAGGGCACGGCGACTCCGAGCGAGGCGTCCCCGCCGTCTCCCTCGGCCCAAGACACCTCCGAGCTCGCGGCCGCGATGTCGCGCCAGGAGGTCCTTGAGCAGATCGACCGCCTGGCGGCGAGCCGTCGGCTGCGGGCGAAGCAGCTCGCGTGGTTCGCCGAGCACGTCTGCGGCACTGCCGACTGGAGGGCGGCCGAGACCGAGGTGCTCGTGAAGTTCCTCGAAGCGCTGCGGCGCATGATGTGAGGCCCAGCAATGGCTGAAGACCTCCTGAGTCGGCGCCCGTGCCCCTACTGCGAGCGCTGGTATCCGGGCGACCGCGATGCCTTCGGCGACCCCGATCTGCCGCTCTGCGACTGCGAGGACGAGCACGGTGAGGGGTTAGCTGCTGTCGCCGTCGCGGTTGTGCTTTCGTTGGCGGTCTTCTGGTTCCCACTCGCACTCGCGATCTGGTGGTGGGTCAGCGAGTGATGGGTTTCGCACGGCTCGGCTGGCCGAGGCGAGGCGAGGCAGGGCGAGGCAGGGCGGGGCTGAAGGAGAGGTCGCGTGAGACTCCGTGAATGGATCCGGCTCAACCCGACATTGAGCGACGAGCACCTCGCAACGCGCATCCTCGAGGAGGATCCGGAGCTCGCCCAGAGGATCGTGGAGCGCGAGGTCGCGCATGAGCGGCGGAAGCTCACGCACGAGCTCGAGCAGGAGGCGATCGCCGCCCTCCTGCGGGCCTACTCCACCTCGCGGGCGCCGTCGCCGGACGACTTCGCCGCGCAGAGCGGCGCCGTCCGGGAGGAGTTCGAGCGCGCGGTCGCGCTGGCCGTCGCCGAGCGCGAGGCGATCAAGGCGCTGCTCGACGAGCCGTTCTCGCTCGGCGACGGCACGCGCGTGACGTGGGGCGACGCGACCGTTGAGCAGCACCTGCAGCGCATCGAGCTGCTGCGGGAGCAGATTCGGGGCCAGCAGGAGACGCTCGCGCGGCACGAGGTGGCCGTGAGGATCCTGAAGGAGGCGAATGCGCCATGCCTGCGCGCCGTTCCGTGGATCGCGTATTGAGCAGGCGGTGGACCGTCATGTTCTCGGACGTGCATGGCACGACGGTGGAGCTCGCCTACGTGACGGCGAGCGATCCGGACGACGCGCTGGCGCGAGCGCGGGCGACGCTCGCGGCGTGGTGGGGCGCGGGTCCGGAGGAGTGTGGGTTCCGCGTCGTGCGCGTGCTCGCGCGGCACGAGGGCTGAGGATGGTCGGCCGCCTCGTCGTCGACCCGACCGTCCAGGTCTGCATCGCGTGCGGGACGCCGCGACCGCTTCGGTGGGTCGAGGAGCAGGAGCGCCCGACCTTCGGGACCACGACCCGGACGTGGTTCCGGCCCTGGTACCGGTGCACTCTCGCCTGCATTCGGGCTCAGCTCGCGCGCTGGGGCCTCGCGGCGCCTGACGTGCGGCGCATGGAGGACAGCGCATGGGTGGAGGAGGACTGATGGCGCTGGCGGCGGTGGCCTTCGTCCTCGGCCTCGCGGTCGGGCTCGCGCTCGCGCGCGGGCTTGAGCGCGCGAGCCAGACGGGATGGGCGATCGACCGCGACCGCGACCTGACACGCGACGGCTATGGGCATCTGATCCCGCTCGCGCTGCGGCGGCGGACGCCTCGATGCTCGTGATCGGGATCGACCCGGGGCTCGACGGGGCGCTCGCCGTCCTCGAGGGGAGCGGCGAGTGCTTGGAGCTCCGGCGGACGCCGACGCTGCGCGTACACGGGCGGGCGGCGCGCCGTGAGTACGACCTGCCAGCGATGGCGGAGATGCTCCGCGCGTGGGCGGCGGCAGCCCCGCAGGTCTGCGCGGCCGTTGAGCGCGTGCACGCGATGCCGCGGCAGGGCGTGCGGTCGATGTTCCGGCTCGGGTACGGGCTCGGGATCTGGGAGGCGCTGCTCGCGGCCTATCGAATCCCGTACGACCTGGTGGCGCCCCAGCGGTGGCAGCGGGTGATGCTCGCCGACGGGCCGCGCGGCAAGGGGGCCAGGCGATTGCGGGCCCTGAAGCTGTTCCCGGCGTACTGGGATCTCCTGCGGCGCCGTGGTAACGACGGGCTCGCCGACGCCCTGCTGATCGCCGAGTACGGGCGGCGCGCGTTCGTGGCGGCGGCGCGGTGATGGCGACGAAGACAGGAGACTCCACCTCGCGCCTGATCCTCCCATGCGGCCATGAGCGCGTGGTCGTGGTGGTGACGCCCTCGGGCGCGTGCCTGGGGCGCTGCCTCCGCTGCCGGAGGGAGTGGGTCGACGAGGCGTGGCGCGAGGCGCGCGAGCGGTGGCCCGCGCGGGGCGTCGAGGTCGTCAGGGCTGCGCCGAGGTACGTGTGAGCAGCAGTGACGCCCTCCGGGCCGTGCTCGCGCGGCTCGTCGACGCCATCATCGACGCCGAGTCGAACCGCGGCGTCTTCTCCACGGCGTCCGCGCACGACGTGCGCTGCCCGAAGGATCGCGCGGCGCGGCCGGAGGACTGGCGCGGCGAGTGGGTGTGCGAATGCGGGCGAGAGGAACTCGACGCCGCGCTGGCGGCGGCGCTCAGGGCGCTCGGGCGATGAAGAGGCGCATGCCCGACGACATCTCGCCGGACGAGCCGCCGGAGGCCGTCGACGCCGCCGTGGAGATCGAGATCGAGCGGCTGAGGGACGCGGCGCTCCGGGCCGAAGAGGCGGAAGGCCGCGCGCGGGACGATGAAGATCCCGAGATCGATTAGGCGCCTAAACGAAGCCCTGCTCGTGATGGGGCGCTTCGTGCTCGTGGCCGTGATGGCGTTTCTAGTGAGCACGGTGGTGCTGTTGGGGTCCATCTGGTTCACGGATCTGGTCGTGCGGTGGTGGTTGGGCCTACCGCTGGCGGGTCCGGCGACGTGGAGATGCGGGTCGTGAGCGACCCGGAAGAGATCGAGCGCAGACGCGCTGCGGCCGAGCCGGCCTTCGCCGCCATCGAGCGCAGCGAGCCTCACGGCGGACGAGGCGATCCGGTGGGTCGAGTGGCGGCGCGCGGCGGGGCTGCCCGTGCGCGAGCCGTACGTCGCCGAGAAGCTCGGGCACACCGGGATCATCGCGCCGCCTCAGGGTGGTGATCATGCCCCGGATCCGGACGCTCAAGCCTGAGTGCCTGTCGCACCGCAAGGTCGGGCGCCTCTCCGACCGCGCCTTTCGCCTCTGGGTCGGCATGATCCTCCAGGCCGACGACGACGAGGGGCGCCTGGTGGCCGACCCCGAGGCCCTCCGGGTGACGATCTGGGGCTACCACCGCCAGGTCACCGCCGACCACGTCAGCCAGGCCTTGGCCGAGCTCGGCTCGGCCGGGCTAATCCGGATCTACTCGGTCGAGGGGACGCAGTACGCCGACTTCCCCTCGTGGCGGGATCACCAGAGGGTCGGCCAGCCGGTGCCGTCTAAACTCCCGTCATTTAACGATTCTAGAAAATTCTCGAACGTTCTAGACGTTTCTAGCCTTAGAGGAACGGAAGGGAAGGAAGGGAAGGGGAGGGAAGGGAAGGGGAGGGAAGGGAAGGGAAACCTTATAGGAAGGGAAGGGAAGGGAAGGGAAGGGAAGGGAACGGAAGGGAAGGGAAGGGAAGGGAACGGAACGGAAGGGAACGGAACGGAAGGGAACGGAACGGAAGGG